ATCTTGTCCATTAGATAAGTGGTCTCAAGATAAAGATGGGTGGGAAGAGGCACTTAAAAAACTTTCTGATAAGATAGATAAAGACAGTTAATATACTGGCACATCGATTTGCAAAATAATGTTGCGTTTGCTATAATAAGTGTAACGAAACAAATTTAATGCAATTACGTCCACACCAAATTGATTCTTTAGTTGCTATGCAGTCTAACACTAAGGGACAAGTTATTGTTCCGACTGGTGGTGGTAAAACAATGTGCATGATAGAAGATGCAATATATCAATTCAAGAGTGCTCCTCAGACTATTGTAGTAGTTGCACCACGTATATTACTTGCAAAGCAGTTATGCTCAGAGTTCCGTGAAATGATTGATATTCATCCTGATGATGTACTGCACGTTCATAGTGGAGAGACAAAGTATTACTCTACAACTGACTCAACTCGTATATCTGTTTGGTCAGCAAAGAAATGTGCATTCAATCAGATAATATTCACAACATATCATTCTCTCCACAAAGTCGTGGAGTCTGAGATTCATGTAGATACCATTTACTTTGATGAAGCACACAATGGAGTTCAGAAGAACTTTGTTGAAGCAGTTGAGCACTTCTCAACACATTCAGCAAGAGCATACTTCTTTACTGCTACACCAAAGCATTCTCTTACACCTCTTAAGGTAGGTATGAACAATCCTGCTATCTTTGGTAATGTTATTTGTCAAGTACCTGCACCTAAGTTAGTGGAGGAAGGACATATCTTACCACCAAAGGTTGCAGTATACAAGACAAGAATACTAGAGAAGGACGAGTTGGTTGTAGATGCTGATTGCGATCAAATGATCAATGCTCTTGATAACATTCAGAAGGACAAAGTATTGATATGTGCTAAGTCTACAAAGCAGATTACTAACTTGATATCTCAAACTCCTTTTGTTGTAGATCTACAAGTACGTGGATACAACTGGATGTTTATTACTTCTAAGACAGGTGCTTTTGTTAATGGTAAGAAGGTTAGTAGAGAAGAGTTCTTCAATACACTTAACGAGTGGGGTGTAGATGGTACAAAGTTTGTTGTACTCCATCACAGCATCCTCTCAGAGGGTATCAATGTAAAAGGTCTTGAGGCAGTATTGTTTATGAGATCTATGGATTACATTGGTATTAGTCAGACTATTGGTAGAGTAATCCGTAAGGGTGCGGAGGACAAAGTTTATGGACTTGTATGTGTTCCAGTTTACTCTAAGGTTGGTATTTCAACTGCAAGAAAGGTCGAAGCAGTTGTTGATACTGTATTCAACAAAGGACAAGCAGCAACTTCAGTTATCAGATCATGAAAACAGACACATTATTAAGGATATACAAAGTGGTTAGGGTAAAACCTAAACCCAAGTATCCACCAGTTCGCAAACATTACAACGTACATTTATACGGATGAGAGACACAATTTTATTTGGAGATTGTCGAGAGACACTCAAACAATTTGATGAACCTGCAAGGATGTGTGTAACATCCCCACCTTACTTTGGTTTGCGTGATTATGGAACTGCTACTTGGATAGGAGGAGATCCAAACTGCAATCATATGAGAGACTCAAAAGTTAACCCTAGTAATTGTATTACTGGTCATAAAAATCATGATAAGATGGCAGGGGTAGGGGATGCAATATACAAAACTGTTTGCCCTAAGTGTGGTGCAATAAGACAAGATGATCAAATCGGATTGGAAGAGACTCCAGAAGAATATATTGATCAATTAGTAAACGTATTCAAGGAGGTGCGAAATGTGCTCACAGATGATGGAACTTGTTGGGTTAATCTTGGCGATAGTTACTATAACTACAGACCAGGAAAAGGACAAGGACTTCCAAAACAAAGTGTCTCAAATACTAAACAAGACTTACCAGATGTGTGTCCTCGTAGAGGAAATAGAATCTCAGGACTCAAGGAAAAAGACCTTATTGGAATCCCATGGCTCTTTGCCTTCGCAATGAGAGCAGATGGATGGTATCTTAGACAAGATATCATTTGGCATAAACCTAATCCTATGCCAGAAAGTGTAAGGGATAGGTGTACTAAAGCACACGAATATATATTTTTGTTTAGTAAAAATAGAAAATATCACTACGACAATGAAGCAATCAAAGAACCCGCAAAAGATTGGGGAACAAGAGACAGAACAAACGGAAAATACCACAACGCAGGAACAGGACTACAACCACATAGCGGACTTACAAAATCATATCCAACAAAGAATAAACGATCTGTCTGGTCAGTAACAAATAAACCATACAAAGGTGCACACTTTGCTGTATTTCCACCTGAGTTAATTGAACCATGTATTAAAGCAGGGAGTGAGAAGGGAGATATAATTTTAGATCCTTTTATGGGATCGGGTACTACTGGAATGGTAGCAAAACAATTAGGTAGAGATTACATAGGTTGCGAACTTAATGAAGAATATGGTAAACTAATACAGAAACGTGTGACAGATTACAAAGTGTCCATTATGGACATCATTGAATGAATGCTGTATTATAATGAATATATAATTAAAAGGAAACTCCTATGAAAATTAAAGTACAACTAATGGTAGCAGGAAAACTATTCAATGAAATAGTAAATGCTGCAAACTACCATGATGCACAGAAAGTAGCCCTAGCTAGAAATCCAAATGCAACTATTGTTTCTACAACAGCAGTATTCTAATGGTAATGACACCAGAAGAAAAAGAATTAAGGGCTATTGCCAGATTCTATAAAGATGCTAAAATGGGATTTGCAACAAATGATGGGTTTTATGCCATTCCTTGTGGTGGAAAAGCTGTCATCGTGATACATAATGGAGAGTGGTTAAAGAAATGTAGGAATGAAGATTCTGCAAGAACTTTTATCGCTCAGTACAAAAAACAAAATAAGGGAGGGAAAAATGCACGATCAAAACTCAATTGATGCAGTTGAAACATCTGCACAAAAGTATCAGCGAGCGTTAGACTTGTTTACCGAGTCAGTATTGAAACCTGACCACGACTTGCGTGGTTGTGCATATAATCAAGGTTGCTATGAAGACCTAATGCAGATAAGAGAACACGTTTTAGAATACCTTAAAACATTAAAGGAAGTCACACATCATACCTATGCAGATGAGAGTGATGAAATTGAAACAGAAAAACTAATGAAAGTTAAAGCACTATCGAAATGGAGATAATGTATGGAGAGAGTGATTAAACCATGGGGATATTATGAAGTTTTATTGGATGAACCAAATTATAAAGTAAAAAGATTATACCTTAAACCAAACTCTTCTTTCTCTTACCAATATCATAAACACAGAAAAGAATTCTGGGTAGTTACAGAGGGAGATGGAATAGTTATTACTGATGGATCTGAATACAATGCAAAACCAGAATCCATGTTTATTATTATGGAAACATCTCCACATAGGGCGAAGGCAGGAGAAGATGGAATGACTATTATTGAGACTCAAACTGGAGAGTGTAGAGAGGATGATATTGTAAGATTACTGGATGATTATGGGCGAGTAGGTACAATCACGTAGGCATTTCTTTTTGTTAAGATAAAGACATTGTATCAGCGAATACAGACATTTGTTGTCTAAATAATTTAAGAATTAGGAGGAACAAGATGCACTAAAACCTTTTTCGTTATTTTTATTATTAAACTAAATTTTGGAGACAATTAATGCATAACTTAATTCCTTTTAATCAGTTGGCGGGTGAACACCAAGACCCCCATAACGATAAAATCACAGAATATTACGAGTGCTTAATTGATTGCGAAGACGACCATCACATTTGTAAACGTATTTGTAGGGAGGTTTTCTAACTAAAACACGTAAACAATTATCCAAGCAATCAGATGAAGAAGTATCAGCATCCACCTTGAAAAAATCTACATAAAGAAATAAACCCTTGACTTTTTTAGTTGAGGGTTTTATAATTGGAGAAACAATTTATTGATGTATAATCCAGTGTCTTTTGTTAAAAATGTAAGAACATCTTACAGCAGATTCTTACAAAAAAACGTACAAGAAGTAGAAGTGCAATTTATGGATGAAGATCCTGCATGGATTCCATATGACACACTGATCTCTATGTTATCAAAGTTTGGTCTACAGGATGAGTATACAGAGACTTAGAGAGTTATTAATAGGAACATTTGATAATAAGAGACAGGCATACCAAAATCCTACATTCTATGCTCATATTAGACTAATACATAAAGATATTGGTAATAATTTGATATATGGAGAACAGGCATATACATATGATCAGGGTAGACCATATCGACAATTTGTTATTGAACCTGTGATGGATGGAGAAGTAATGAAAGTAAAAAACTATGACCTTAAAGAAAAAAACAAATTCGTCGGGTTTCAGAATCTGGAAAGTATTACTCCAGATGATTTACATCATAACAGTGGTTGTGACCTACTATTCAATCAAGTAGACTACAATACCTTTTCTGGTGGTTTATATGGATGTGATTGCACAGTAAGAGACTCATACGTTCAAAGTAGAGTTCAAGTTACGACTACTACATATACTACAATAGATATTGGATATTCCAAAACTACAAATGAAAAAGTTTGGGGATCTGATTATGGACCTTTTGAATTTGATAGAGTAAATGCTTGACATTACAATAAAAGATAATTACTTTCCAGACGTTGAACACGTAAGAGAACTTGGTATTAGAACCAGAC